TATATTCTCCATTAGCAAAAGTATTAAATTGAGTAAAGTTTGGACCAATATTACAAGAAGTTCCGCTTGATATAGTTGCACTTGCACTAGCGGTAACAGTAAATGTATTTGCATTGGGTGTTGTTTGAATTACATAATTACCATCTGTTGCACTTCCAGCGGTAAAGTCAATTACAACTTGATTTCCAGTATCATATCCATGTGAAGATTTTGTAATAGTAATAGTTGTCCCACTTTGTTCGTAAGTGGCGGCTGTTGAGGTTGTAGTGGCTAGTTGTGTTGTGGCAACAAGTAATTTCGCACCAACATCTTCCGCGAGAGTACCGTCAAATTCTGTCCAAGTGTCGATATTAGCTGTTCTTGAATCAATAAGGTCATTAGGTAAAAGGCCAGAAGTTACGAAACGTCTTTTTAAAGTTAGATTAAAAACTGCACCCATTTCAATTTCATTTTGAAATTCATAAGATCCGCTTGAATTTATTGGGCCGGCAAAATCAATATTTGATAAATCATCAATATTTTGTGTTATTGAATCCCATAATGTTGTTCCATCTAAAAGTAACCCATCAAAATCGGCATCATAAAATGTATTTGTTTTATTTCCTTGAAAAGGCGGTGAGTCTGTATCCTCTCTTTCTGTAAGTATTACTTGATTTGGTTGAGGGTCTGGTTGTGTTACAAGTATTCTTGCTGCATTTAATGATCTTCTTCCACCATCATCAATGAATTTAATGCTGTAGGTACCTGTTAAAGCAGGAACGAGTGTTTCGCTTATATTTCCTGAAAGTTTTGGGATTATTTCTGTTGAATTACTAAAAGTTGCAACAGCAGGATCAACGCTCGGCGTATGTCTTACAGATATTGAACCGCCATGTGTTACGTCAATATCGGTTGCAGGGTCAAAACGTAATCGAACAAAGAGGTCTGAAACAGGTTCGATTGTTAATCCTGTGGGGTCTTCTGGAAGTACAGTCTTACCAACAGCAATAAATGTAAGATCATTCGAAGTTGCTGATAATTGTCCTTGAATGTTATAACTAAAAACTTCTATTTCGTAAGTACCTAGCTGACTATTAATTATTTCAAAGTCAGGTCTTGAAACTCTTGTAGTTGTAAAGTTTCCGTTATTAAAACGATAGTTTACTTGATATTCAATGACACCTACTATTGGTTGCCAACTTATAAATATTTTTGACACTGCTTGATTATTAATTGGAACAATAGTTTCAATAGCAGATAAGTTTGCAGGAGGTTCTTTTAGTTCGTTTAAAATTGAAACAGATCGTGTTGGCAAAGAAGATCCATCTTCAATAAAGGCATATTTTCCCTCAACATAAGAAAGAGCAGTTATTGCATAATTAACTCCATCTTGCTCTTCAACTGTTATTACTCTAAATTTTTGTGCTTGAACTGTGGTGTTTTGCAATAACCATATTGTGTTAACATTTGGTGTTTGAGAAAAAGCAGAACTTACAGTAACAACTCCATCAGCAGAAATACTAGAAACGCTTCTACTTTCAACTGTTCCATCTGGTAAAACTACGCTAAATGTTGGACTGTTATCTATTGGCAAATCAGATGCATTTGCATTATCAACAGTCATTACTGTTGTTGATGCAACAGCAGATAGTCTTCCACCCCTTCTTACACCAGCACGAACTGGATCATTTATATCAATAATTGCACCCGGCCTTACAACAGCACCAGCATCTACTGAAGTTGAAAAGCTTACTAACTCTGATTCATTTTGCTCTGCAAATAAAATTGCTCTACCTAGTCTGGCAGCTTGTCCTCTTGATGTACAACCAAATGCTTTTATCTGTTTTGTAATTATTCCAAATTTGGCTTGTGCAGCACTATCTTCTGCAACCTCAAAATCAATTTCTTGACTATCCATATTAAAATATGAAACAGCAACAGCAGTATGTCTTTGCTTTAAACTACTGCCAGAATAATTAAAACCTTCTGATGTGACATTACTTAGATTAAAAAGGTAACTTGCATCTTTTGGTGAATCTTGGGTAATAGTGATTGAACCAGCAGAAAAAATTGGCATACATCTCATTACACCTGATAATTCATTTATAAGACCAAAAGCTTCAGAAGATGTTTGAATATTTACGTTACAGCTAAATCGTGCCTCTTGACTTTCAAAGCCATCGTCTACAAGAGTATTTGCATATTTACTTGCCGTTACAAAAGAAAATAAATCAAGATTGCTATCTGTTATATGATCACCAAAACCATATCTTGTATTTGTAAGTAAATCTAATAAAATCATTGCTGGACATGAAGTCCAAACAGCAGCACCCATAACACCATTAAAGATATAACCAGTAGGGTAAACAATACGACCAGTTGCAATATCAACAGTAGGTGTGCCAGAACTTGATGCACCAGCCCCAGGTATTCTTACTTTTATTCCACGAATCCTAAATTTTCTTGAAGGTATTGAGCTAAATTGTTGAGAATCAAATCTTAAAGCTAAATATGCTGAGTTTGCATAAGTTGATGTATCATCTATTATTTCTGTAAAACTTTCCCACCTAAATACATCAATTAACGAGGTGTCTGTAGAATCATCAGTTATTCTAGTTACCCTTATATCAACTGGAAAATTACCAGTAACTCTTACAGAGAAATCTTTTTGGTATGCATCAGCAGTTCTTCCTGTGACAGTATCGGTATGAACATCAGTAAAACCACCTGAATTATATTGTACAGATATTTTAAATTGAACAGTAGAACCTAAAAGGTCACCTTCGGTTGTTGCCTTTTGAATCTGCGGAAATGTAATAGATACTCTTATACGATCTACAAGTGTATTTGTAATTTGTCTTGTTACAGGTGTATCTTTTGAAACCTCAACTCCAACAGGAACTGTTGCTTGACTGCTTTCTATTCCCGGTATTTTTGTTTGGTTTGCTGTTCCAAACCTAAATTTTAAATTACCTGTATCTTGAGTACCAAATTGAAAATCTGGAAAATTAAAATCTGTTGTTACAGGTGCAGTATTAGATGCAGTTGATCTTAAAATTGGCGTGTCGTTAATAAAAACATCTTTTTTAAATGCGTTTGCATAAGCTTCAGATGTTTTATCTGTAATTCCGGCCTTAGATGCACTTGCTGAACCTTCTATCTCACCTTCTGATATAAGATCAAGAAAAGTTGCAAACTGTTTACTATGTAAAGTGTCAGGTGTTCTTGTCGGTTGTCTAGGAGGTGGTGGCGAACCGCCTTTAGAACCACGAATAATTTTTCTTTTATCAGTCATGCTTGTACCTGTTCAGTATCTATACCACCACTTATTACAACAGAACCAGTTACGATTTCACCATATACAACAGGAACAGGTGTTCCAGCCCTGCCTGTTTGTTGTGTTCCACTAAAACTAAAAGATAATCTTGGATCTTGTTCTGAACTAAATTCAGGCATTTTAGGTACAGGAAATAACATACCACTTACACCTGACAGAACTAAACCAGCACCAATACCAAAGGCAGCTTTTGCTCCTAATCCTGCAGAAGCAAATCCAATACCTCCACCTCCAAAGGCAAGAGGTGAAGTAAATAAACCGCCAACACCAAAACTCATTGCAATTAAAGCACCACCTAATAAAATCTTACCTAAATTACCACCAGAGCCAGATATAACAGGAACAAACTTTATATCAGATTGACCTATTGGATAATGTAACTCATCAATGCCAACATCTTCTTTTTCTAATAACACTTGATAATATCTAGCTGCCATATGTCCTTCTAATTGTGGAAAATTATTTACAAGAAAGCTTACAGCTTGTGCTGTGGTATTTACAGAAACATCAAATTCTTTATGGCCTGTTATTTCAACCAAATCGCCATACAGTTTAAGTTTACGAAGCATAGCGTAACCTCATACCAGTACATTTTAACAACCATTCATTATATGGTTCTCTACAACTTATTCTATCTGCCAAATGATGTAAAACATCCCCATCTATAAAAATTGCCACATGATTTAAACCAGAAGTAAGAATAGACATAAACAATAAATCACC